ATATTATTTGTTAAATTAGCAACACTAGATGATACAGAATATGATGATGATGTAGAACCAGTTATTGATCCTAAAGTGTTTATATCGGATTGATAAGTTTGGATTTGAGCTACTTTTTCAACAAAATTTTCAATTCTTTTTTTAGCAGAAGAAAAGTTAACAAATTCATCAAATGTATTATATGAATAATTAGGTGTTATTTGAACACCATTTTGATTTAATATATTTTGAAGATTAAATATAGAACTTGTTGATGGGGATGATAGTAAATCAGATTTTGACTTTAAAGTAGTTGAGTTATTAACAAAGTCTTTTATATTAAGATTTGTATTGGGTCCTTGAAGGTATGTTAAAGTATCCAAAGAAAATGGTGTATCTTCAAAGGAAACTTGATATGCTTGTGATTCAGCTACTTTTGTAACAACATATACCTCATCTTTTATTTGATATTGATCAGGTAAGGCATCATATAATTTAATTAAAACTGAATATTGGGAACCTGATGTTTCTAACTGGGCGTTAACTCCTATTTGATATTCATTATTTCCAAAACTAATATAAAATTCATCAAAATATGATGGGTTATTTAGTTTAGTTGAGAATTCTGTATATGAAGAAGATATTTGTTCATTTGTAATGAAGTTAGATTTTAATCTAAGTTCAGTTCTATTTGAAGATATATCTGATATGTAATATGTTTGGGTAGAATTTGAATTTAATTCTGGGTTTATAAAATTATAAACTGCATATAAATTCCCAATATCAAATCCACTATCAAAAACATCTTTTGAAGGATCTAATCCTATAGTATCTGTACTAGTTAACGTTTTTGTAGATGAATTCTGAGTAATATCCCAATTTCTAAAATCATAATTTGAACTTAAAAGAGAAATATTTGCATCATAAATATAAAATTCAATTTTATTTTTTTCAGGGATAAAGGATCCAACTAATTCTTGACTAGGAATTATATTTTGATCAGTTAATTCAAACCCATCATTAAATAATGTTTCTGGGTTTATTTGAATTATAGATGCTGAAATTGGGATGGTCATTTATATTTGTTATTTTAAATATTAAGTATTGGTAATGTTCTTACATTTTGATTATCTCTAATAAGTTGTTGTGTTGGTACTTGATTTATTACATCAAGTAATTCTTGTCTAGTTGCTAGATTTTCTTGTCTTAAAGATGCTATTTCATCTAATAACGCTTGAATATCTTCACTATTAGCTTGTAATCCAACATAATCACTACTTTCTTTTATAAGGTAAGTATGTGAATTTACTTCTCCTTCTTTCGGTATTTGAAAAAAGAATTTGTTATATAATGTAAAAAAATCTTCTACAGTAGCCAAATTTAAATCGAAAAATGTAGGATCAGGTTGACTTACCAATTGAGTAAAACTGGTATCGACTGTTTCATTAAATTTTTTCTTATCAAAAACTTGCCTATTTAAATTTACATTCATCCGTTGATTACTTTAAACATTATACCTTCATCAAATACTATTGTATTTCCATCTATTACTGTTTGAATTAAAACAGTATAATATCTTTCTGGTTCTAATCCATTCATGTATAAATCAAAATAACTACTGGTATTATCAGCACTTATACGGGTATAAATAGGGTCAAAATCAACTATTATTTCATTTGTTTCAGAATCTTTTATAGAATATAAAGAAACATTAGCTGGTAATTTATAATTTGTAGTATAATATGATGATGTTGAAAATACTCGGGTAGGATATTTTGGTACAGCTGCTAATCTAAATCTTGCTACACTTTCAGGATAATATGTACCTGCATTGTTGTACAGAGAAATAAATGCTTCATCTGTTGGTAGAGTAGTTAAAGATGAAGTATACGAGTAATCATTCCATCTAAATTCTAAACAAGGAGGATATATTGTATTAGTATCAATTGAAAAATATTTAAATGTAGCTTGTCTAGCTTCATCATATATAAATTCATCTGTATTTGCTTGTTTAACTATAAATCCATTATTAGGTAAACTACCACTATACCATGTTAAAACAGTATTAGTAACATCTACTTTAATATCAACAGGATCGGAATATGCAAATGATTGAGTTTGAACTATATTTAATCCTAAAGATGATCCTGTATACCAAGTACCTCCACCATATTTTGATCCTGAATATGAAGCGGTAGCATATGTTCCAAAACTTGAAGTTGTCCAAGCATTTGTACCATTATAACTTCTCCAAGTCCAACTTACACCATTTGTAACGTTTGGACTATCTTTAAAATGTCCTGTTCCCATTTCCCAACTTCCTGAGATAGGGTAAAAATATAATTTTGATTCAACATTTAATCCTTCTACTAAAGCAGCATAGTTTCTTAAATATGTTTTAAAACTTGATCCAGATACTTTAGTGTTTAATACATCATTAATTTCACTATCTGAAAATTGAATGAGGTATCTACTAACTTGAGGTGCGTCTTGACTAATGTATGTTGATGCTTCTATTATAGAATCTAACCCAGTATTCATGTCTGGAAATTCTGTATAGATTGAAGCGTCCTTAGTAGGGAAAATTTTATATACTGCCATAGTTTAATTTAAATTATAATGGTACTACACGACCTTTAATATCTTGATTAGGGTATTTTATTTCGAAAATCATTGGATCTATTGAAGGATAAACTACATTATTTATTGTAGCTCCAGAAACATCATAAGCATAATCACTGTATCCTAAACTTGAGCCAGTTAGATTATCTACAGAAACGTTTTTAACTGTTTGAACTCCTTCTACTTTATCTAAAAGAATATATAGATCTTTTAACATAATAGGTTCATTAATTTGCCATTTATCTATATTAAAATAATCAGCTAATGAACTTATACATTTAGTTAATACTTCACTATTATTATAATTAGGTAAAACTATAATATCAAATGTTACCCCAATATTAATAATAAACGCATCTTTAATTCTTATAGAATCATTTATCATTCTATATTCTGAAAGATATGTTTGTAAGTTTTTCTTTAGGGTAGATGATGCTGTTCTTAAATTTTTATTTATATCATAAGATAAAACATATAAATCAAGAACTGTAGGTAATTCTCCAGGCTGGTATTCTCCTATTTTACTAGGTTGAGCATGTGCTTTAGATATTACCCCTAAATTAGAAGGCATAGATAATGCTCTAACTAAATAATCTTGTTGAGTAACCGTTCTTAATTGATTTTGGAAGTTACCTAGGGCATTTTGTCTTAATTCTTCAATTGTATCTCCGTCTTGTCCACCATCCGCTGCTAATGGATTAGTTGATGCTAATGAATTAAATATATTATTAGCTAAAGATGAAGATAAAGATGGTGTTAAAAATACTACATTTGTTGTATCTATATTAGTTAATATACCTGAGTCAACGTTTGATTGTACCCCACCACCTGTTAAATATCTTACAGTTAAAGTTGTATTCGAAGGAGCAATTCCATAAGTACCGGTAAATACAAAGTTTGTAGGTGAAAAGGCTGTAGTTAATTTAGTTTTTTCAAATGGTAATCCTAAACCTACATTATCTGGGTTAGGGATAATTTCTTCATCTGTTAAATTAGGGTCTCCAGCTCCAAATTGTAATTGTAATGTTCCTTCATTTAAGAAACGAGTAGCAAACCTTCTTTGAACTTGTTTTAATTGTAATAAATATGGTACTTCAGTATCTGAAGAGTAATTTGGGTCGTTAAAGTTTGTATTTCTAATAGTATCAAATACATTTTCTTGAGCTAGATTAGGTACTTCATACCATATATTTCCATTATTATCCACTACATCTAAAATTCCTATTATATTTGTAGCATTTAAATCACGAGTATCAAATTTTACAGGTGATGTAAAAGTAAATGTTGTTGAGTTAATTGTAGCTGAAATTGATTTTCTTGTCTTTTTTAAAAGATAAAAAGTTGGTTGGGTTCCAGATATCTGATATACAGAAACTTCTGTAGGGTCTATTGAACTTGAAGCTGAAAAATCAACTACATCTTGAATTAAAAATTTTACCCCACTATTATTATTAGCTGTAATTTGAGTGTTTTCAGGGATTTTTAAACAATAATCAAAATCAGGTACTGTAGTACTACCACTTAATTTAGCAGGTAATTGTTGATAAAAATCAATATCAACAGATGCAGCTGTAGTTACTTTGGGAACATATCCTAAAAGATATGATAAATTAAATAAATTTTCAGTTTGACGAGCGTATTGGATAAATGTTTCTTGGATTTGATTATCCAAATAAAATGATAAAACATCACCTACATAGGCAGACATCTCCATAAATAACATACCTGTAGATGTTTCTGAGAAGTCGTTATATGTGTTAGGGAAATAAGTTTTAGAATACTCTATCAATGCATTTCTGAAGTCATTGAAATTCCTATTTATGTATCTAATATCTCTTTTTAAATTAGCCATTTTATTGTAATAATATGTTTATGTTATCCTCTATTCCAAAATTTACAATTTCATATGTAAGAATAAAGTTTATAGTGTTTTCATCCGGGGTATTAACAAAATCGATTTCTTTTACAACTATTTGTGGAAAGTAAAATGCTATGTCATTTTGGATTATAGCTTGTAAATCTTCTAATGATGAATCTACTATATTTTCAAATAATAATGTTCTTAAATTAGCACCAAAATTAGGATTAAATACTCTTTCTCCTTTATTAGTTAATATATAATTAACAAGATTTGCTTTTATTTGATCTCTTGTTTGATATGTGGGTACAAAAACAGCATTCCCATTAAGTGGAAAACCAAACCCGACTGCTTTTCTAGCATCTAGGTCAATAGGATACTTATTTTGTATTATTTGTGCCATTATTTGTTAGACATTAAACTCATTATTTGATCCATACTTACATCTCCCCCGGCTAATGATCCATTAATAGTATCACCTCCTGAGTTGGGTGTAAAAGTTTGAGCGTTATTTGAATTAAAAGACATTGCAGTTTCACCTAACATACCTTCATACATTGCTCTTCTTTGTTCAGGAGACATAGATGAGGGAGTATTTGTTACTTGAGACATTCCTGTTCCTATTGTTGGGTTAGAATGCATTACATTTTCTGTTACATAAGCGGGTGCTGCGTAAACAGGTTGTTTTGGTGACTTAACTGCTTCCAATAAAATATCTTTCAATTCATCTTGAATTGCTTCTCTTACAGCTTCTTTGATAAGTTTTTTAAATTCTGTTGGTTTCATTTGTTATAAATATAATTAAATAAAAAAATTAATATGTACTATTTTGGAATATCCATCTTAAGCTATCATTACTCCAAACATATGTTTCATTAATATTTACAGGATATGTATCGGATCCATATATAGTATCTTGGT